GGCAGGGACTAGTGGAGGGATTCCTTATTTCGCGAGTTCGAGTACATGGGCTAGTAGTGCGGCAGGCACGGTTGGGCATTTGATATTGTGGGGCGGGGCCGGGAGTGCTCCTACGGATGGTGGGGCTCCCAGCGCTATAGCTCTAGCTTTTCCAGCTACAGTATCAGGGACGGTTAATTCTGGTGGCATACCCTACTTCAATTCGACAACCCAGGAATCTTCGTCTGCTGCATTGACCTCGAACGTTCTTATCAAGGGTGGAGGAGCAGGAGCAGCCCCTACGTCATCCAGCGTTACGGACAACGGCACGACAGTGAGCACCACCGAGCCCGTCATCACCACGTCTTACGTGCAGACCGGAGCCAGCCCGCCATCCGCGACGAGTTGCGGGGCTGGAACGGCGGGAGCATATTGTCCGGGCGAAGGCACTGCGCCAACCGGAATCGCCTCGGTCGATGAACTGTATGCGGATTCCACCGCGCATCGATTCAAGATGATCAACAATAACGGGACGGCCACTCAGGTTGTAGCTTCCGGCGCGGACATCAACACTTCCGATCAGGTTATTACCTCGCACTTCACATCTATTGGCACGAATACAAACTGTTCTTCATCGGCGTCCCCGGCTGTCTGCGCTGCTGCTCCGGCTGGAAGCGTGGCGATTCCCACGGGTACGGTCAGTGTGACTCTTCAGGTAAACACCACGGCAGTGACGGCCAACAGCCAAATCTTCGTGTTTCCTGACGACACACTCGGCACGAAGCTGAGCGTGACCTGCAATAGCACCCTATCGACTCTCGTAGGTGGACTGGCGATCACGGCGCGGTCTGCGGGGGCGAGTTTCACGATCACCTATAACGGGACGATTGCAACGAATCCGCTTTGTGTCGGGTTCTTGATCACGAACTAAATGAGATATGTACTTGTTATTATTCTAGCGGCCTCGGGCTGCTTCTCCCAATCCTCCACATTTGCTGGCCCAGGGACTATTGCGGGACCGGGGACGGTGGCGGGGGGAGCGAACACATCAGGTATCACCTACGTCAATCAGACCCTGCCGTATCATAACACCTCCACGAATACCGCGACCTCGGCATCCACGAACATGACAGGGGCGAACTTTTTCATCACAGCGGCGATGACGTTCGACAGTACAGCCCTTACGTGCGGGGATTCTGTCGGCGGGAACTCATGGCAGTACGCCACCAATTACAGCAACGTCACACTTTGTTACGCTATTAATGCGACCGCGTCAGGAACGCAAACCTTCACCTGTAAGTCCAACTTTGTCGGCTGCATCACTTACGGTTTCACGTTTCCTGATACAAATGGTGCGATTGACCAGCAGTGTGGACTCGGGCCTGGATCAGGGACCTCAATTCAGCCCAGCGCATCCTGCACGCCCACCGTCAATAATGAATTGATTTTTACAGCCATAGGCCTCACGGCTACATCAACCACACCATCAGTCAGTGGGACCGGAAGTTTCAGCACCCCTGGATTCCTCAACTTTTCTTCCGGTACCAATTACGGCGTGGCTGCAGCTTATCAAATTCAAACGACCAAGACAGCCGAGCAGCCAACGTGGAGCTTTTCAAATCAGGGTGGTTTCGCGACTGTATCGGTGACCCTTCAAACTTTTGAGCCATGAAACCCGCCTTCTTTCTTCTCGCCTCGGTAGCGTGCCTCGGGCAAGCCGCTTACACTGGCATCCACGGCGTTACCACCATATCTAATCCGTCGATTGGCCCTTTGAATCTCTCTAGCCTCGCTGCTCATCCGGCAGCCCACATATGCTACTCAGCATCAACGTCATCATTCCCGTCCGATATTGAGGCCGGATCAACCACTCGTATAGACAATCTGGGAAATACATACACATGTACTACCCGGAATGAAGATGGAGACGTGCGTATAGCCTCATGCTCATCAATTGGGCTGTCTACATCCTCTTCAATGACCTTCACCGCTCCTAATGGCTTTTGGCAATCCATGACCGTAGCCGTGTATACGGGAGTAACGTCTGGACCGGATCAGACGGCCACTACCGTCTCAACTGGAACTACCGGACAAGTAACACCTACCAACGCAGATGAACTAGTAGTGTCCTGTATCGGTGACGCGGGCACAGGACTGCTCACAGTTAACAATACAGGGGTTTCTCCCCCCATGATCCAGATCGACTCTTACCAGAGAGTTGTAGCTAGTGCAGAGGGTGTAGCCGATTCATACCAGATTCAGACTACAAGTACCCCAGCTACGGTTAATCCTAATTGGTCTAATTTTAGTGGAGAGACAGCAGGGGTTACTCAAACATTCTTCTCTACAGCAAGCCCAGAAACCCTTAGCACCATATCCACAACCCTACCTGAGGGATTCGTAGGGGTAGCTTACAGTAAACAGCTCCAGGCTCAGGGGGGAGTCCAGCCATATACCTGGACCGTAGCTAGTGGGACTCTGCCTAATGGCCTGAGCCTGAGTACTGGAGGACTTATCAGCGGCACCCCTACCAGCGCCATAAGCGCTACACCGTTAAGCTTCCTAGTAACAGACTCTAACAGTTCCACAGCTTCATTACCTAATACAGGAACACTGCCTCTGACCATTGCTGCCGCCCAACTATCCATTACTACATCTACGTGCTCAGGTGGTGTACAGTATGCGGCATATGCTGGTTGTACAATTGTGGGCACAGGTGGTACGGGTGCATTGACTTATTCCTGGACCACTGGAGGAGGTAATGGGGACGCTCCCCCAGAAGGCCTAGGCTTAAACGCATCTACGGGAGCAATCACCAGTGGTTTGATAGGGGCGCAGGGAATCTATACCCCGACGATCACAGTCACAGACTCTTTAGGAGCTACAGCCAGCAAAAGCACCATTTCATTTTCCTTTCAAGCCGTCAATGCTTGGATGTTCAATGTATTTCCTCATACGGGGATCGCATATCATCGTATGGACCTAGCAAGTACAGGCTTACCAGTTAGTAGTTCTCCTGCCGATCAAGTTAATTCAATAGAAATGAACGAACCAATAAGCCCTTACTTTGGGACACAAGGAGGGAATGGGATACCAGCTATACAAGTTCCGTATAATCAGGCCTATGTGAACGTCACGACTACCCTCTATCAATCCTACTTCTCTTCAGCTCCATTCCCAAACTACCTGCCGACTGAGGATAGCGCGATTGGATGCGATTACGCGGGAGGGGGGAACGACTGCCACGGGATTGTATACTTGGAAGCTGGTGGAGGAAATCCCCCCGCATTGTTTGAGGCTTGGAATGCACAGAACAATGGAAATGGCACTTGGAATGCTTTTTCAAACGCTCTATGGCCGAATACGACTACTAATACGATGACGCCTCAGGCCGACAACCCTAGCTGCAATAGTACATATTCAATGGGGGTGAGTATATTTCCATGTGGCACCACTGATGCCTCGGGGCTTTCACTATTGATGTTTTTGGTGACAGCCTCGGAGGTGAATGGTACGGGCACCCCTACTAGTCCAAATGGGGCAGTATTGCACGTGATGCGGTATACGCCCCAGAATCATATGCTGGCTAACTGGGGATGGCCGGGGACCGATACCGCCGGAGTGGGAAGCTGTACTGGGGTGGCACAGGATACACTCCTGTCTCAAAGCTCTCCCCCATCCGCATGTACTAACAGTCCGGCTGCCGGGGCTATCTGGAGACTCAAGGCCTCAGTTTATACCAGTCTGCCCAGTTGCTTCTCGACTAGCCCTCAGTCAAGCATCATTGCTACAGGGCTTTATCAGTACGGAATGATTATGGCTGACAATGGAGCACATGGCTTAATAGGTACGCCAGATTCACAGTGGAACAATTCAGATTTGACCTGTCTAGCCAATCTGATCCAGTCTGATTTCGAGCCAGTTAATGTATCCTCGATCATGATCAGTGGGCCTACAAGTTTTGCGGCTAGCTCAGGGGGTGGAGGCGGGGGTACAAATCCTGGAAGCAGCATGGGTGGGTCAATTCAAGTACAGGTACAATAACAGGTACAATAAACTATGCTCTACTTAAAATCAGTTGTGGTAGTGATGTTGGTGCTGGTGATTGGATCGGTGTTAGCGGGGAGCAGTATACAGGTATCTAATCCCCAGGCCTCAAACTTCACCTGTCCATTCACCAGCCAGACCTCAGTTACGTGCACTCATAACTTGGGCACTACAGCGGTATTGGTGGATGTCTATAACGCAGCTAGCCCGCCCGTAGAGATCTTCCCCACCTCCGTAACCCTCACTAGCAATAATGTTGTGACAGTCACATTCTCCAGCTCTCAGAGCGGGACAGTGGTGATTAACGGGTCCAACGGATCGGGGGGAGGCGGGGGATCTAGTTTCTATCAGACGATCCAAGTGGCGGGAGTCAATCAACCTCAGGAACCAGCTCTTAATTTCGCGTCCAATGTAACCTGTACAGATACATCGGGAGTAAGTACAAATTGTACTCCGAGTGGAGGGGGTGGAGGAGGGTCTGTTCCTACGACAGGATGGACACTATTAAATATGACTAATGCTAATGCTACGTTTAGTGATTTCTCGTCCACTATCGCCTCACTTGGAGCTGAGCCCGTTTCCGCTACTGATTTTGCTATGGCTTATCAAGCGATCCCCGGTTCCACGTACACTATAACGGCTACTCTTCAGACCTTTTTTGCTAATCGCACTGAGGATACTCAATCAGTGGGGCTGGCTTTGACAGACGGCACAAAATTCGAGGAAATAGACATGCTGATGCAGAATAGCGTGAGCCCCGGACAGATCCAGTTACGAGTAATCACCGGCACTAGTCTACATTCTGGATCATTCGGTGTACTAGCTGGCCCTACAACTACTCTGGTAAATAGCAACCCCACTTTTAGGATCAAGGACACTGGCACAACCAGAACGTGGGCTTATTACAGTAATGGAGCATTTGTAACTTTTTACTCAGAAGCTAGTGGAACTTTTCTAACACCCATAGGAGATGGGCCCACTGTGGAGAATTCTGATACGCTTAATGGCCCTGGAGTAGTGACCAATGCCGTGATTACCTGGTCAGCTACCACACCCTAACCTAATGGCCTTTCTCCCCATCAAACTCAAAAGTCTATCCGGCCTGGGGAGAGGCATGGGTGTAGTCAATGTGACCCCTACCCCAGCTATGCAGGCTATGGCCAGCCAGATCCAGACCGTTGAGGGCTACTACCCGCCTGGATCTGTAGTGAATGGCGTCTCCTACCCCAACGGCTCGATAGCTTACCAAAATAACAATCCTGGTAACTTGGTGTATGCGGGGCAGCCGGGGGCGTCACCTGGAGGGGCCGGGGGATTCGCTGTATTCGACTCCTACGCCGATGGGCAGCAAGCACTCTATAACCAACTCAACCTCTATGCTCAGGGGACGTGCGGACAGTGTAATGGGCAACCACAGACCCTTGAATCAGTGATGAATATCTATGCCCCGGCTGGACAGGCGGGGAACAATCCCACAGCCTACGCCAATACCCTAGCCAACAGCTTGGGGGTCGATCCCTCGGATTCACTCAGCAGCATATTCGCAGGCACAGCCACTAGCCCCAGTGCATCAGCCACGGGAGATGATTCTGGATCTAGCGATAGCTCCTCGGTCCTGGACCTGGCTAGTGTGGATTGGGTCACGGTAGGGATTGCTTTGGCAGCGGTGGTTGGAGTTATGATGTTGACAGACCTATGAAACCACCCTTGTCTGGCCAAGCCTACTGGGACCTAGTCAGCAGAACTGCTCAGGTGGACCAGTGGCCTGAGTGGAAGACAGGTAAAAAGAGTTTGGCAGGAGAATCCAGTATGCCCTATAAATCACCCCTGTACCAATTCACCCTCATTGACGATGGCCAGAGGCATGAAGCGATGATGGAGCTGCCGGGTGATGGGGAGGCTGAGAGGGTAGCCAGAGAACTACTCATAGGCCATCTCATGGGATTGGTGAAGAGGGACCAGGCCAGTGAGGTAATTGTAGAAGTCAAGCGGATCATCTGGAGTAGTGAAGAGGTCAGGGAGAGGGTCCTAGTAGTTGGTAGTACGAATGGGTAGTTGTTAGCCTGTAGAATTGTGCCCTAAGATTAGGGGCATGACAGATCCAATCAAAGTATGGAGCTTCCATCAGGCTCCCGAAGAATACCAAGCCTTATCGGAGCACGGAGGGGATGAGGATTGGGTAGCTCTAATTCCTAAAAAGCACTGGGAGAAGTACGGGGAGCCCGGATGGGCTGCATCTGGGTCAAGGTTCGGATGCTGTGACACGAGTTTGCATGAACTGAACAATGGCGACGTAATATTAATTGGTGCCCATGCCTAAATATCTGATCCGCAGAAACATGAACGGCAGGCCCCTAGGGCAGATCTGTGAGACCTATCCTAGTGACGAGGATGCCGTCCAGGTGGCTCAGAGGATGCAAGAGCTGGAGAACAAGATCTTGATGGAAAGGACGGAGAGTGGGCTACCTAGGCGGGCTGTGCCAAAGATCGAGGTCCTGAAGCTGATCTGGGAGGGGGAACCTAAAAGGGCTGACCCGGAGAGGATTAGGAAGAGGCGGGAGAAATTGAGGGAGCAACAAGAGGGTGACGATTTTGACCGATTCCTGGGAGGCACATGATAGCCAAGTATGGTGGATGGATCATCCTGTCACTTTGGGTTGGAATCGTACCCTGGATTCCAGTGAAGCTGCTGGGCCCGGACAAGTTTGCAATCTCCTGCTGTGCCCTGTACGTTCTGTTGGATCAAGTCCGTCAAGCCATAAACAAAGACCCCTAGACCCTTTCTTTGGTCGCAATCTATACCAATTAGCGAACTAGGTCTAGGAGGGGGACCAGGGAAGGCTTTTAGAATCAAAACGGGGTCAATGGGGGATTGCGAATAAAGGGCGGGAGGTGGTAGGATTACGGCATGGGAAACAAGGAAGTGAGAAACGACGAAGGACGAATCGAGGGGGAGGGGGTAGGTAATCAGGCTACCCCCTGGTCTCCAAACGCACAGCCGCCGTCCATTGTGCAGAGATGTGCAGTGTGTGGAAGATGCAAAAGGCATTGTCCAGCAAGTCTAGGTTGCAAGGGTCAACCAATTGTGCAGTTCAGTCAGTGCCCAACTTGCTTCTTTGATCAAGCTCTGGCTCCCCCGCCTGATGGCTACTCTCCCCAACCTCCTCCCAACGGATGGACGGCCAAGACCCTTAGTGAGGCCCTGGGGCAGTTCCCCCCGGACACCCCCGTGGGGCATGGACGGATGGAGTATGTGAGTGGCAGACAATGCATAGAGGGACTCTATGTCCATTACAAGGATGGGGTAGTGATCCTATGAAGTACGAGTACAAACGCGAACCCCTCACCTCCGATGAGGCCAACCAGCTCTCCAACTCCTGCCAGACCTACAAAGAGAAGCTCATAATCTGGACCCTCCTCGATACCGGCCTCCGCGTGGCCGAGTTCTGTGCCCTAGACAAGGAGTCGATGGACTGGCAGACTCACAGATTGACGGTGAGGAAGGGGAAGGGGGGCAAGAGGCGGATCATTCTCCTAAAGCAGGCCAGGTCCCGCGATATCCTGGAGGGTCACTTGGCTAATCAGGAGATCATGGGGATCGAGCCCAGGACCTGCCAAAAGATCATCCGGAAGGTGGCCAACCGGGCCAAGATCAAGCGCCCCTGCTCCCCCCACGTACTCAGGCACACCTTTGCAGTCCAGGCCCTAAAAAAGGGGGTCAACATCGTGATGCTGGGGAAGATGCTGGGTCACGAGTCGATTAACACAACGATGATCTACCTGAATCTTTCTCCCGAAGATGTGATCAAAGAAATGGACGAAAAACTATGACCAACCCGTCAAGTTCGGCATCCGAACGCTCAATTTTGTTCAGCTTACTTCATGCTACAGACTGTCTACCTAGCGGCTGGCAGGACTCAATGAACCAGTGGCTAGAGACCTGCCACAATCCCTCCAGCGTCGAATACCTCCTCTGCATCGATCGTGGCCGGGAGCATGACCTAGGGGTCTTCACTCCCATGGTTAAAGGGAGCTGGGGCTCAAGCCACCTCAACAAGCCCATTGAGCTAGCATGCGGCTTTGGCCAGTTCCGCATAGTCGTCAACAGAGAGGAGCCCTTCTCTCCCATCAACGGCTGGAATCGAGCTGCCTCCCAATCCCAGGGCCAATACCTCCTCCTATGCTCCGATCACTCCGATCATCCATCCCAGAATTGGGACCAGCTAATCATGAATAGCTCTGATGCTCAGGGCCAGATCCATAGCCACTTGCGGAACCTGGTCCCTCTGCTGGTGACCAGAGCTGAGTACCAGGAGACAGGCCGAATCTTGAGAGAAAGGAAAGACTATGCCTAATCAGCCCGAACCAAAAACCGTAACACATGCACGCCCTAAATCGGGCCAGACTATCGTTGAGGAGAGGTGCTATCTAGTCTGCACCGAATGCGGATACGTGATAGATATGACATTATGCTCTTACGACTGCCCCTCGGATGGTGATGATGTCAGGGTCAGGAACACCTATATCAAGGCCTACTACAAAGTCACCGAGGAATTCCTGAGAGACGAGGTAATCACCAATGCCTAATCTAAACTTGACTGATGCCCAGGCCTTAGCCTGTTCACCTCTCCCCGGCCATGCCTTACTCAAGGTCCAAGCCAAGGCCCAAGAGCGGGAGCCCGGATCTCTGGTCTATAAACCTGAGTCGGCGGCTCAGGGGGAGTTAGAGAGACAAGCAGTGAGAGAGGCAGTGGTGGTTAAGGTGAATCGTGAGTACTTCAGCAATCGCCTGGGGATGATGCGCCAGTTCAAGGACGAGGATTCACGGCTCGTCAAGAGGGGGGCCACTGTCTACTACCTAGGCCACATGGATGAGATGGATAATCAGTACGTGGTGGTGAGGCTAGGACAGATCGTGGCGGTGAAGGAATGACTTTGCCCAGTAATCGTATCACAGTATTGTCTAAACTGATTGCCAATCGTGACACCGTACAACTGAGTCATCTGGTATTCGCCATAATGCGATATCTAGATGAACAGGTCAGCTCTGAAGCAATGGAGACAAAGTCTCTCCCACCGTTATCTGCAACTGTTTCGCCACCCACTCCGCATACACCTGAGGATTGTTCGGCCCCCTTGGATCAGCACTCGGAGCATACCCCGCATAACCCCCAGGAACAATCAACCCATTCTGATCCCGCTCCCCGGCGAAAAAAGTCAGGATCGTCAGGTTGGGGTGATTGGTGAGAGTCCTGGTGATCAGGTCTTCCAAGTCGGCCCACCCATCACTCACCTTAGCATACTGTGCATAGCCCCTAGAATCCTTCCCTATGGCCCGTGTACCAGCGTCCAGGTCCCCAGGGTTGTTATTAGTCCAGGGGATAGCGCCGATAGTTGCGAATCCTTCCATGTGAGCGATGTATTTGGAGAAGTCAGCCAGAAAACTCATCTTATTTGTCCTTGAACATGAACCATGCCCCCACAGCCAGCAACAGGGTCCCCAGATCAATCGGCCCTACACAGGTCCCCAGCCCTGTCCCTGGACTACCCCCATAAAACAGACCTGTACAGGCCGCTGCCGTTGGAGCCGTGCCTATGGGCTGCACTATCCCATTCACCACTGGCTGAGCATCTCCACAACTCCCATCCGCGTTATACACCCCCGTGTAACACATACAACTCCCATCCGTACCCTCCGTATATCCCATCGCACATATAGGTTGGTCATATGCATCCCCCATGCCCCTTCCCCCTCTTAGCCCTGTGCCCCTGACCCCGCCCTTTCTTTCCCTCTGAGTAGCCATCGTCATCTCTTTAGTACCTCCTACCTATTCCATCCTACTCCATTTTCATGTACAATTCCCAGGTATGCACATCACGGTGAGCGATTTGTTTTCGGCAGGCCTGTGGGAGGAGTACTGCCTACGCCATGGCTGGGACTCATACTGTTGCAGGGAGGGCAAGATACATGAGAATGAGGAGGTTGAATTAACTGAAGAAGACATCCGTTACTTCATCGGCTTCCCGCTCACGGAGCCGCTCCCCGATCCAATCCCTATGCCGGACCACATGCTGGAGACTTTCAAAGATGACTAGTCACCCCACTATCACCTGTCCTTGTCCCCGTTACGTGCTCCCCCGCCTCATCTCCATCCTAAAACTCCACGGGGCTAGAGTCACTCCAGATAATCTTGATTGGGGTCCTCCTCATGGAGAAGTAGTAGGCATTGTTGAGCACGACTCGGGTAAGTTATCATTCCATCAACAGGACGGCAAACTCACTATCACCATCCTGTATTCTCCTGGCCACTTCCCCACCAAGCTCCTCATCGGCGGCATCAAACAACTTGTAGAGGAAACAGTAGAGAGTGAACAAAAATCTAGGAGCCGTACCCATGTTCTTTAATCTCTGCTTCTACGCCCTAGGCCGCATCTGCGGCTCAGTCCTCTATCTATTCGGCAGGAGAAGCTCAGAGGAAATAAAATAAGGGCAGTAGACTAGGGACGTGTGGCTTACTCACTGAGTGCCTCTTTCGTATTCACTCTCTAGCTTACTGCCCTCTTCAACAAGGGAGGTTTAGCCCTTCTAGCTTAGCACACCTAATTGCCCCGGCCTAATCGCCTAAAGGCGTGGGCGAGGGATACTGGCATCCGCTGCATGGACCTTCTCCAAAGAAGGCTCCAATGGGAGTAGCCAGCCAGCCAAATGCCATGATCATCCACGTACCCAGAGTGGCCATAGCTATTTGGTTCCTTTCTGGGGGAATTTGGCTTTGACCTTAGCGAGAGTGGCCCGGATCTTTTTGATGTGATTCTTACCACCGATGCCTAAGGAGAATTTGTCCTTGCCATGAGGACCAAAATAGGACGCCTGCCATTCAGACGCGCTAGGACTGAATTGTACAGAGCCGTGATCCACAGCGGTCATAATGGGCTGCTCATCGGCAATGACCTTTTGTACAGCCGTAATCACTGCTGTAATAGCTGCTATGACGGTGGTGGGGGTGCCAGAGGGGATGTTAGGGGCAGCCGCCGATAAACCACATGTGGAGATGGCAAGGGCTACCTGGGCATTGGTACCGCCTGTTTCAATGGCCGCTGAGACACAATCAAGGGCCTGGGCAGTGTCGGCTATGTAAATGGTGTAGGGAGCGGGGATGCCGGGGACCACGGAGATAGCGGCTAGGGCGGCAGCCGCGATATCAAGGTCCGTCAACACCTGTGCCTGAGTGCACCCGGCTAGGCAGAGCACCAGAACCAGGCAAAGGGACTTAGTGAGATTGGTTTTGAGATTCATCATTTTAGTCTCCTTTTAGGCAGTAGCTACAGGGGCTCCATAAAAGAACTGAGCGACACCAGGGGCCACGATGGAATACTGCAAAGTGTTGTTTGCGGGGTTACCAGACGTGTTGTCGATAAACGGCTGAGGATTGGTCTGCCTGTCGATCATTCCTCCGGCGTATTCGCCCACAACCGTGGAGCCATCGGCTAATAGGCCCTGAATCATCCACACCCTGGGAGATGCGGTGTTGTCAGTGGAAGCGAAGGTGTAGAGCATACCCTCTTCTGCTGTATTTTCCACGACAGCCAATGTGGCCCCTGGAACGACGCTCAGCATTTTAGTCAGTATCGCCTGAGCATCCGTGAGCATACAGAACTTTTGCCAATTCCCCGGCAGGACCGGGATGGGGGTTTGAGTGATCGTACCACCTATGCCAGTGGTTGTTAGGATTTGCTGTACTCCAGATGGGAGACTCGTCATTTGATCAAATGTTCCTTTCTCTAATTCACAGGTCCTAGGGCTGGTGAATAGACCCCAGGTACCTTTCACCTCCTTGATTATACAGCAGATCCAGAGCTTTTGTACTAAGTAAAATAAACAGGGCTAGGGGTGTTGACTTAGAGCTAGGACTGTAATAGCATTGGATTCGTGGCTTTTGACGCCTGAATCTGTAATGGTTGAAAGCGCCATTCATCCGAATCCAATTATGGGTTAACCCCTGAGCGTGGATCTCGCGGTCCTCTGACGGGCACTTAAGCGTAGAGGGTGTAGGTAACGGATTCAGGCGTGAAAGGCTTTGGCTGTGTAAGCAGGGTAGCGATACCCGAGCCTATCATGGGGACAGTTGAAATAGAATGCCAAGCCAGTACGATCCATGGGTAATGACGTGGAGACTAACGTATTGACTGTCCCCATTCCAAGTTCTTAGGTTTAGAGGCCCAGTGGGACGTTTCAGCGTCTCAACCAGGCCATCACCGATCAACGGCCTCAGGCTAGGCTGGTCTTTGAGGAGAGACCATAACCCTTAGCCATAGCCGATAATGGCTTCTGCTAAAGAGAGTAACATGATTCACGTCTAAGGAGCAATGTTCATCTGTATGTCACAACTACCCCCCATGGATCTACCCCACCCCGATGTTATCAGTACTGTGGACCTCGAATGGTTCGTAAAGATGGCCACTAATACCGAGCCCGATAGGGATCAATATGGCATGGCCCATGACCGCCTATATTGGACGCCAGAAGATTCATGGAGGACCATGCGTCTCCTCCATGCCGCTCTTGGTCTTTGTACTGAGGCCGGGGAGTTCGCCGATCAGCTCAAAAAGCACATCTTCTATGGCAAAGAGCTGGACCGCGTGAATCTTATTGAGGAGGGCGGGGATTCCCTCTGGTATACCAGGATTGCCTGTGATGCCCTGGAGGTATCTTTCCAAGAAATGCTCACCCGCAACGTCCTAAAGCTCCAAAAACGTTTCCCCGACCGATTCACCGAGCACGATGCCCAGGTCCGGGATCTCAAAGGTGAGAGGCAGATTTTAGAGGGAGGCCGTAAGTGAAGGACTATAAACTTCCGCTATTCCATCTCTTCCTGGGGTCCTGGATTCTAACCACTCTAGGCGTATTTGGTCTCCTGGGCATACACTATGCTGAATTAATCGGTGGGGCCGAATTACTCATCATGGCTCTCATAACTTGGATAGCGAGGTCCCAAGACTAATGCCCCAAATCCAAGGCATCACCCCCGATCAAATACCCCAGCTCATTCTCCAGCAGGAGGCCGAACTCAAAGCCACCCTCGAAGTCTTAGCCATCAAACAAACCTCTCTCCAAAACCTCGATGAGATGGACAACTGCATCGCGTCCGGGGACCTAGCCAAAGCCCTATCCTACTTCATCATCATCCAAAAATCCGAGTACCTATTGCAGATCCGGGGGTTCGAGGAGAAGCGTAAAGCCCACGAGGATAACCTGAAGCAATTGAGGAGCCCCCTGATGATCCCGAGCATGGGTGGATTCAAGGTCCCTAGATAATGAGTGCTGCAATAAAGGAGTACTAACTGAGCAAATGAAACGTACATTGGACACTAAAATTGCTGAAATGAACGACCCAGAGGAGGATCGGGTACTGGCGCGAGATTGGACACCGAATGATCTTCGGGAGATTTGGGACTATTCGAATAAGAACTTTGAACGGTTCTTGAAATTATTGCAATGGATGGATAGTCTCAAATGAAGCGCCTAGAACTCCAAAGTACTAATCGACGAAAACGGTAATACAGCGATGGAGCCGGTAACGATCCAATGAGCAATAGGCGTAAGCGTGGCCCCGAAGAGGAGGCCGATCTAGTAGGCGTAGAATTCCAGGACGCCATGTCCGATGACGAGGTCTCCCTCGCCCAACTAGATCAATTCCTAGTCCCCGGAGCTGATGACAAAGGCCGCTCCCACACCATAGCCCTCAACGTTCCTCCTATGCTAGCTCGTCAAGCCGACATCATTCTGGCCTCCAAGCGCTTCCCATACGCTTCGCAAAAGGACATGGTCCGGCATGGGTTCGTACGTCACATGGGCTGGCTTAGTAACGAGATCAGAAAGTCTATCCCTAGTCATCACCTGGCTATGTTCGAGTCCATAAGTGAGCTGGTGAGGGATGACGACTATCACATGAAGATGGAGGGGGTCTTTCTGAACCTGGATGAGCGGGTGGGGCAGCACGTCACTAGAGGGGAGCACGGCGAGGTCCTAAGACTGATTAGCCATATCGACCAGGGGATTCGTAGAATGCCTCCGAGCCTATGGGTTACTCGATTCTCGCAGAGGTTCTATGAGAGGTACGGGACGATTCTGAGAGGGAAATTTAAGGCAGAGGTCACAGGCTGATGACTCCCAATCGATTACGCATGATCGCTGATTACCTGGAAAAGTGCATACCCCAGGACGACGTGAGTGGTGGGTATGCAAAAGAATTGAGAAGATACGCCAAGGATATTGAGAGAAGTGTGCTGGCAGGTCATTCTGAGGAGGAGGAGGTTACCGAGTGATCCCCGGCCTCTCCCCCCAAGACATCGGGCTCCCCGCCAAGTTCCGTTCCTGGCGTCCCGGCCAACTCCTAGCTCTTGACCGTGGCCTAACCTCCACCAAGCGCTTCATGGCCCATTCCATGCCTACAGGCGAGGGCAAAGGTGGATTAGCTGTGGGAACAGCGATGCTGATGGCTAAGCGTACCTGTTTCCTAACATCTACGAAAGGGCTACAGGACCAGTACCAAGACGAATTTCACTCTATCGGCCTATGTGACATGCGAGGCCGGAATAACTACCCATGTTCTGGCAAAGGATCTGAGACTTGTGAAGAGGGTCAGTACACCTGCCGGCGTAATTGCAATTCTTACGAGAAGGCTAGGGACAGGATGATCGAGTCCTCTCTCGTGGTGTCTAATTATTCGTACTTCATGCTATCCAATCTTTATGGCCGGGGGATGGGTGAGTTCGATTTATTGGTATGCGATGAATGTCATGATGTTCCAGATGAGATCTGTTCAGCAATGGCCGTAACTGTTTCGTATGCCGAGGCTCAAAAGATACAAATCAGATTTCCGCAAGGAGAGGCTCCAATCTCGTCCTGGTGGGCCTGGGCCAAGGATGTAGGCAAGAAAGCCATACAGATCTTAGAAGATATCAAGCTCCAGGCTGAGGCCGACATCTCCGACAAAGGCCACGTCCACCCATCCACAGCCGCCGACCACCGCTTCTGGACCAAGATCAGCCACAAATGCATCTCCATCCTAGCCAGCGAAGGAGACCTAGAATGGATCGTAGAACGCACAGGTGACGGCTACAAACTCGAACCCATCTGGGCTCACCAATATGCCCAAAAAATCCTCTTCATGCAAATCCCCAAGATCATCCTCATCTCCGCCACGATGGTCAAAAAAACCATCTCCCTCTTAGGCATCCCCGATGACCAAATCGACTTCTACGAATACCATTCCTCCTTCCCTGCCCGCCGTTCCCCCGTCTACTACTGGGAAGGCCAACCCCTCCTCCGCTTAGATCACAAAACCCCTCCCCACATGTTCGCTCAATACATGGCTAGGATAGATAACTTTCTGAGGACCAGGCAGGATCGCAAGGGCATCATCCATTCTGTGTCCTATGACCGAGCCAGACAAATTTCGGATATATCGGAATTCGGCCATACCTTCATCACCCCCCAATCAGGCCGAGAGACAGCCCAGAAAGTAGAGCAGTTTAAAAAGGCTGATCCCCCTGCTACCCTCGTCTCCCCCGCTATCACCACAGGCTACGACTTTGCATTTTCGGCAGGAGAATATAACATACTTGCTAAAGTACCCTTTCTGGATACTCGTGGCAAACTCATTACTGCCCGCCAAGAGAAGGACCCAGAATACGCCCCTTACATCACAGCTCAAACCATTGTCCAAGCCCATGGCCGAACAATGCGGGCTGAGACCGATCAATCTGAAACCGCTATACCCGATGATCACTTCAGATGGGTCATAAGGCAGTTTAAGCACCTTTTCCCTTTTTGGTTCCATCGCCTCATCACTCCGATCCGTGGCCGCATCCCGGAACCGCCAGCCCCTCTACCCAGAGTGGTTGCCACCTCTCTACCCTCTAACCCAAGCACCAGTAACGTAATCTCAATCGAAAGGACCAACAGTTAAATCTAATGGCAATCTCCAACGCAACCTCCCAGACTGACGATCAAGACATCGGTACAGTATCTAATGACCTAGAGGACTTCGCTACAGCCTCTTTTGGCCCCGAGCAAGCCGACGTAAAAATCAATTCCATCGGTTATGCGATGTTCGATTATGCGGGGACCATGAAAAACGACGCCTCCATCGCGGTCCAGGCCCAAGTCTCCCCCATCGATGGCTCCAACGAAGGCAAGGACTTCACCATCGAATGGACCACAGGAGCTAAGATGGCCGACTTTGCAATCGTGAATGACGGCGGGGCTCTAAAGCCCACAGGGACCAAAAAGAGCCTCTATGTAAACTCCAACTGGGCTCACGTTTTCAAAGCTATGCGTGACGCAGGAATGACCCTCTCCCTCAACGGCCCCGATGGCCTGAGAGCCTTAGCCGGGTTAGAGCTAACCGTCCGTCAGATCCCCCAGCCCAAGCGTGAAGGTTTGGAAGAGAAGAACGCCAAGGGCTATGACAAGAAGTTCTACACCTGCCTCAAGATCATCGCTCTCCCCGGAGAAGCCAAAAAGGGAGCTAAGAAAGGGGCTGGGACCAGTGCTGCTCCTAAAGCCAACGCCGCTGCTCCCGCTGCCACTGCCACTGCTGCCGTTAAAGCCGCCACTAACGGCAACTCCGCTTCCTCTGATGTCCTCAAACACATCCAGGACATCCTCAAAGACTCAGCCGGGTCCATCACCATCGCCGACCTCAAAAAGTCTGTATTCCGTGCCCTCAAAGCTGATGGTAAACCCTCTAACGAATGCCAATCGGGAGCCCAATCCATTACCGGGGACTTCCTCATTGACCAATCTATGGAGCACGACTTAGGCTGGGAGGTCAACGGAGACACCCTGACTCAATCTTAGATTCTGCCTCCAAGGTTATACCTGTTTCCTCTGGAGATAGATGAGGGCAGAGGGGGTGTTATAGGGACACCTCCTCAGGCCTTCTAATTTTTTGTCCCTAAATTTCGGCAGGAGAATAGTAAAAGTGCCCAATATTGAATTGGATGTACAACGCTTCACTGACCCAGAAGGCCATGAGAGAGAGTGGGTCACCCTCACTGCATACGGGGAGCTGACTAAGGAACTCCAGGCCCTAAGAGCAGATAACCAGCAATTGAGAAAAGGTAGGAGCTTGTTGGATTCAGAGGTAGAGGAGATCAAGAAGATCCGGGAGGAGAATGAGCAGAGACGGGATGAATTGAATGAGATCACTGTGTTTGTCCGGGAGCAGTACGCTCGGGAGATCGCCCTGGGCAGGCACAATAATATGAGGTCGATTGGGGACGTGGTGATTCATTATCTGGGGATCGAGAGGAGCAGAATGAGCGTGATGGTGAGAGGGTGGTTGTGGAGGTTCACACGATGAACGCCACTCAGCTAGAACGTGCCGCCTACATCTGTGCCCATCGCATGATGACCGAGGACACCTCCCACCCCCGGTTAGCCTGCCCAGGCGGGAGAAGGAGCAGGACTATCGATTCCCTGGCCCAGATCATCATCCAGACCTTCTCAGTGCATAGCAGGAAATTGGATGGTAAGGCTGATTGGGATATGGAGAGGAGTACTGTGAATGGCTGACTTCTGTAACCAGTGCAAAGAGGAGATGGGATTCGAGCCGGGGAGCGACTACCCGGATTATGGCCCATTGGAGGACGGAGTGGGCTGGCCGGTGATTTGTGAGGGCTGTGGCTTCACAACGGTTGATCGTAAGGGGAATTGCAGTGGGCATCATAGCATCGAGAAGATCAAGCATAAGGAGGCCGAATGGGTACAGTAGCAGTTCCAGCCGCCGACCTAAAGTCCCTCAAAGACGCTGGATTCACACAACCTAGTCCCAAACCCACCAAGCCCCCCAGGATCAGTGTAGCCACAGGAGGAAGCACTAAGCGAGGAAAGACGCACTGGGCCTTGATCACTCCTCCCGATCCCGTAGCAGTCATCAGCTTAGATCCAGGTACCCGGCAAGTAGTAGATAGAGGCACGATGATGGGCCGCACCATCCTCCCCAAGTATCTGGATCACTCCAAACGCGAGGACCAAGCCACAGCTAAAAAGCTCTGGCAAGACTACAGATCAGCTATCCGGGCCATCATGGCCACCAGGTCAATTAGGACCCTTGTGATCGACACAATTAGCGATTGCTGGGACCTGATCCAACTAGCTGAGTTCGGGAAGCTCAAGCAGAATAACAAATTTCAGTACGGAGGGGTCAATGCCGAGTTTGGGGGATTAGTGGATGAGGTTTATTACGGCAGGCCTGATTTGAATACGATCTACATTCAGAAGCACAAGAAAGCCTATGTGGATGACAAATGGGATGGAAAAGCGATGTATGCGGCTGGATTTAGTGGGCTGGACTTCCTGGTGGATCTGAGCCTAGGCCACACCTTCACAGGTAAAGAGGGATTCGGCATCACCACCCTCAGTACCGAGGCCACGCGGTTTGGACCTGAGTTCTCTGGGATAACTATGACGGGGGATGATTGCTCGTTCTCTGCTCTGGCTATGCATATCTTTGCCGATCCAGAGTATCCAGACCGGGCTAAGCTGATGGGTTTTACAGACGAGGGCAATGATCCTGAGTATTGGGGTATAAGATTATGAAAAAGAAGTTAACCGCGCCAAATCTTTCACACACCCGTCAGCTCTCCAAGCGCCGCATCAATGAATCACGCGACCTATGGCTAGGGCTATTCACTGATGCCCTCAATGCCCTGCTCTCCAGCGATGATGACCGAGTCAAGTCTCTAACCCGCATGGAGGCCGATGAACTAGCCCAGAGCGCATTAAACGTAGCCGATGCTGCCCTAGCCGTAGTAGAGGAGAGGTTCCCCAATGTCTGATACAATGCCTACAACTAAGACAATCAAAATCTGGATTAGAACCCGGCTTACCTGGAGAGACGGTATCGGTCCAGGATTCCCGGACACACAACAAGTCAGTGGCTATGATGTGAGGTATGAGCCTACCGCTGGATTCACCAAATTGGAAATAGAAGTACGAGAGGCACACACTAATGACTGATCAAAAATTCTTTGCCATCTGGCTATGCCCCGAACACGGGACCATAGTAGCCCTGCCATACAACTCCAGTGAGCTGCCCCTATGCACGGCCAAGGTCCCTAGCTTCATGGCCATGCTCAATATGCCCCATCAATGTGGGACTCCTATGATCAAGACCACCACTACACTGATGACCCCTAAGGAGGACCGATAACTGTGGCCGAGCATCACTACAACAAAGCCCTAAACGGCGGCCTAGATACCGATGCCCTGGATTACCTAGGTACTCCCTCTCACCTGCCCCGCCTGCACATCAGCCCTGGTCCTGTGAATCGAGAGGGGGGCTCAATCAGCTTAGCTCATCACCCCTTCTCCATAATCATCAGGGACCAGTCCCAGGTCTACCACTTCTCTAACAAAGAATGCGCTGTGATGACTGCTGACCATCTGATTAAAGAGGAGACGCAGGGCAGAGGATTCGATCACAAGATGAAGTACCTAGCGTTGATTAGGATCTACAGCCGGGAGAGTTCACAGACCTATGAACGGATAGGAGAGTCATGGATATGACGCCGATCACCAGCACCTATGTAGAGGATCTGATGTTAAAGGCTAAGTGCCCAGTGTGTTCTACGGTTAATGCCTTCCCGGAAGTTACTTCTGTGGAAGCCTTCATATGTAATGAATGTGGGATAGGTGTAACAACTAACAAAGAGGCCACTGAATGACGAATGGTAGGCAGGCCGGTAAGTATCACTCGATCCTCATGGGGGTCCCTGATAAACAAGGAGAGGATAAGCATGGGACTATTACGATTAGCCCTGCTAATCAACAGAGCTTCGATAGCTCGTTAGAGAGTGCTAGGAAGTGGGCCAAGGCTGTGTTAGAGGGGGTAGATGAGAAGTACAAAGGGGTGGCGCATGTGTCGATTAGGGAGATGAAGCTGGTTCCTGTAGAGGTAGTGACACTTAGCCCAGAGTCTAAGTAACTTTCTAGTATATCTGGTCTATTGCACAGCTCAAAACAATAGTTCATAGTGAAAGCATGAACGCATCACGCGCACAAGCCAATAGACGGGTAGACTTCTCGAAAGCATCTGTTTCAATGCACGCAGCAATTATGACTTTCCTGAAACGCCGTGAGCAGGCATCTCTTAGAGAGATACAAAAACACTTCAGCGGTACACCTAAGGAATTTGTTGCGGCCCAGATTGAGGCGCTCCACAACGAGCAGGCCATTACAATCAGGCGCAATGGGTTGAGCCGTCGTGCTGGGTATGTCTATCAGCCCCTTTTTGGAAGCCCGCTTCCTACTAAATGAGGAGACTGTACAAGGGACTATTTCTCACTCAAGCGACAAATGGAGCCGAAGGAGTTGTGGGGTGCATTTTTGGATTACTGGTGCTGGGTATGTTTGTGGCCAGACGGGGAAACTGACGATATCGGGAGACATGAGTTTTGGGAAGCTGGCAGCACAGAATGCAATCGTAGTTACGGCAAAGTGAATTACAGAGTCTAAGGACCCTCTAGTGATCACCGTAGACGACCGCATAGGCTCCATCGAACTTATCCCCATCCTCCAGGACCTAGCCCAAGTCCTCTGTAGATCTAAGAGCCAAGTACCCCCTCCCGTGACCTCTTCCCGCCTCCTCGGTGGCGACATCTGCTTCGACGGCCTAGGCCCCTCATCTAAACGCCTCATGATCGGGATCGAGCGCAAGCGCCTTCGTGACATGATGAATAGCATTAGGTCTGGCCGCTACTCTGGCCACCAGCTCCCCGAGATGCTCGACCTCTACGACCAATGCTATCTCATAATCGAGGGCCACCATCGCTGTGGTCCGGCAGGAGAACTAGAGGCTCTGGTGACTCACGCGCATCCATTAGGGGATACGATGGGTGGTAAATGGGTACCAGTTACGTGTGGGAGTACTCAGACCTTTAGGTACACGGAATTGGATCATTTTTGCTGTACCCTGGAGCAGATGACCAGGGTGAGAGTGAGGAGGACGAATACCGATTATGAGACTTGTGCCCAGATCCTAAGCCTCTATAGCCACTACCAGAAGCCTTATGAGCAGCACCATAGCCATGAAGCTATGCATGTGCCTCAGACATTGGCCACACTGGGGAAAGCGGGGCTTGTACGGAAGTGGGCGGCTGACTTGGCTGGAATTGGATGGACCAAGTCTGGGGCCGTGGCTAATAAGTTCCAGACCGGATTGGACCTAGCCAATGCATCCGTGGAACAGTGGGAGACGATCAAGCCAGGGATCGGTAAGGTGATGGCTAAAAGGTGTTGGGAACAAATCCGTGGAATTTGGAGGGAGAAAGGCGAGGAGTTGTGACTAAAACGTGCTCTAAGTGTGGACAAACTAAGCCCTTGTACGAGTTCGTAAAAAATAAGGGATGTGCTGGGGGAGTAACTGGAACATGCAAGCCTTGTAAGAATGCCCACATGCGCCAGTACATGAAGGAATACTACCCCAAAAATGCACAAAGGATGCGGGCCAAGTATAGAAAATACTACATCAAAAATAGGGAGAGAGTGCGTGCGTCCAGCCGTGAGAAGTTCCGTAAGCTATCTTACAAGCTCAAAGAGAGGGCTAGGCTACACAGGTACACGGCCAAGCGTAAAGCCCGTCGTTTACTGAGATCGGCCATAGACCAGGGACAAATCAAACGTCCTAGCAAGTGTTCACGTTGCGGGCGTCGTGGCCCAGTACATGGGCATCATGCCGACTATTCTAAGCCGTTGTCCGTTGAATGGTTGTGTACCCTGTGTCATGGTGAGATACATAGAAAGGACAACGATGCTTAGGTTGTTATTAGCGGGTCCGGCTGAATGGCAGACAATTCCAGGATTCGGCAAGGTCCTGGCTAAACGGGCATTTGATCAATTGAGAGGGGTATGGAAGGACCCAGGAGAAGAATTATGAGTCAGGAAGTAGAAAAACTACGGACCAGGATACATGAACTGGAGGAAGTCCTAAGAATATTACCACTGTGGACGCCCGAGGTTAGAAAAAACCGTTACCGTGACCCACTCTACGGTTGGGTTGGGTCCTTATACTATCCTGCTGCTGTATTGGTGGATTCCGAGAAGCTAGTTTTAGCCAGGAAGGTACTTGAATCCAATGCCTAAGAAACCCACTAAACGCCGCTCCCTCTCCCAGCCCCCTTCTCTTGAGGAGCTAATGGCCTCCCATCTCTCCCAAGCCATGGACCAGATGTTTCAAGCTGTCTTAGAGAGATTCCTGCCTAACTCTCCCCTCCCCCTGCCTCAAGTCCAGGATTATGTGCGTCGGACCAAAGCCCAGGCGCAGGGCAAGGCCCAATCTCAGGCCTCTGCCACTGCCCCCAGGACTGTGACTCTCTACGATATCCTAGAGATCTCTCCTAAGGCATCCCCCGAGGTCATCACCGCTGCCTGGAGATCCCTCTCTAAACGCCATCACCCAGACAAAGAGGGGGGTAGCGAGGAGACGATCAAGTACCTGAATCATGCTCATGACATCTTGAGCCATCCCCAGAAGCGTAAGAACTACGACCAGATGATAGGAATTAAATAAATTATTATATGAACACACTCGATTGGTCTGGGAAGCTCGAAACTGACCACACGAAGCCGTGCCCGACTTGTTTTACGCGATTTCCAAATTGCATCTGCAAAGGCACTGGCGTCGTACCCGATCCGAGGCCGGTGGAAGTGCTGGATGGAATTGTAACTTGGGGCTCTCAAAATCTGAGAATCATCCGTATCGTCGGCGAAACCATCAAGAATGAATTGAGAATTGCTTACTGGGACGGCACAGTACCCGGAGAATCGTGGCGCGTGCGGAATGTATAGGACGAACATGAGAATCCGTCCAAAGCGCCTAAAGAGGTCCAGATAGATGCCCGACCGCCTCATCTCCATCCCCTATGACATATGCGTTAGTGCTCTCACCTACCGCCCCTTCTTTACCTTCCTCCAGCTCACAGCTAATCGTATCGCCGTGGGACATCTCCGTTATGGTCCCCCCAACCGCCGCAAAAAGTACATGACCCGACTCAAGTTAGAGCTAGAGGCTTATGAGAATACAGGGAACATGGAGCACCTCCTCAACATCTCTAATTACGCCTTTCTGGAGAGCGAGGCCCCACAAAATCACAAGTTCCATTTTGATCCTAATGTGGACTCGGTAACCAGGAAAGGAACCTGATTGACTAGATGCTCTATCTGCCCCTGCACTAAAGGCCGTAACCCTATCCTCCCCTCTGGTCCCTCCCCCTGCCGAATCCTGTTCCTAGGAGACCGATAATAGATATGCCAGCCAGAACACATTACACATGTACTATTGAAGGTTGCACCAGAAAACATCTATCCAAGGGTCTTTGTGGCATGCACTATCAACGTGTGGCAAACGGCCTGCCCATGAATACGCCTGCTAAGGGATCTGTAAGAAAGGATAGCGAAACATGGGAACACAAGGGGTATCTATATCTGCGTACTGCTGATGGTAGAGTTGTAGCCGAGCATCGGTATGTGATGGAGCGTCACCTGGGGCGCAGACTACTAGCAACCGAACTGGTACATCACAAGAATGAAAACAAAACCGATAACAGCATAGACAATCTAATGTTGATAGACACCCAGACACATACGTCACTACATCGTGCACATAGAGGGCCGTGTATGGCTTGCGGAGTTGACGATATACATGGTGCTCATTGTTTGTGTGCACTTCACAGTCAAGCTGTATTTAGATTCATGGAGAAGAACAATGTGCCTGTGCCGGATGATCCTCAGACACGCACTATAGTCATCCTAGGCATTGGATTGGTAATTAGCAGTAATGAAATTGAGGACAGGATCAGAGCACTCAAAAAATGAGCATACGTTGTAGTGTTTGTCCATGCGTGCCCCGCAGGAATCCAATCTACCCGTCAGGTCCACTTCCATGCCGTGTGTTGTTTCTGGGAGAAGCGCCGAGCACTGCTGAAGACCGTCAAGGTATCCCCTTCGCTGACCGAGGGCAATCCGGCCAAGAGCTTAATGACCAATACCTCCCACTGGCCCGTCTATTCCGTGACCAAGTGGCAGTTGCGAATCCTATGCTCTGCTCGAACCAAGCCTACAAGAACCCATCCCCTGAGCAGGCCCAGATCTGTGCCTCCACTCACCTCCCTCAGTATCTAGAGCGACTCCAGCCCCAGATCATCGTAACCATGGGGGCCGTCTCTGCCTCCCTCTTCCCAGGCACTGACCTAATGCTCCACCACGGCATCCCCCGCCCTGCCAAATATGCTGGATGGGAGGGGATTCATATGGCCATGTTTCACCCCGCCTATGGATTGAGGTCTACGGCAGCTATGATCCCCCTCAGGAGAGACTTCCAGGCCCTAGGCCGACTCATTAAGGATCTGGACCAGGGGACTGTTGCCTATCCCCAGGACCCCTACCCCTCCCCCGATTACCAGATCATCAATTCGGTTGCCGAACTAAATGACTACCTACCTAGCAGGGAGCATTACTGGGACCTAGCCGAGGACACAGAGAACCTCCCCGATGGCACCCCCTATTGCCTAACCTTCTCTCATACTCCTGGTACTGCCCGCCTCATCTACGCCACCAATGAAAAGGTCCTCAGGGCCTATCACGGCTACCTCCAATGCCGCCGTCCCCTCATGGCCTTCCACAACTGGCTCCATGACGTAGAAGTTAGGACCAAAATGGGTCTAGTGTACCCTCCCCCAGGCCGATTCGTCGATACCATGATCCGGGCCTATGACCTGGGGCTAGGAGGGGGTGGGGACGACAATGAGGAAGCCGGATCTAACGCCGCTCGTGGCTCCCTAGGCCTCAAATCCCTGGCTTTTAGGCACCTCCACATGGAAATGAAGAGTTTTAAGGACACTTGCCTTCCTTTTGTCATCCCCCAGGTCATCAGTTGGCTCATGGACGCGGAGGATCTTCTTTCTCCTGCCGAACCAAAAAACAAAGATTGGTGCAAATGCGGGCATCCGCAACATGAGCACCAGGAGAGGGGGAAGAGCGGAAAAAGGACTGGGGGGTGTCTATTGTGTGGGGAGAAATGGTGTGAGAAGTACACCAAAGTCATTGCTACTAAACAAGATAAGTCATTAGGCCTCACATATAGGAAGGTTAAATTGCTCAATTCCAAGCTCCTAGAGGGCAAGTGGGAGGATCAGGGGGATGGGACCCCTACCGATCCCTGGAAGACCTTTGAGGAGTGGCATGGGTATGAAAAGGACCTATTAGAGGGGTTTTTAGGCCCCCTCCCGGTTCTTAGTATAGGTTCGGCTCCCGAACTGGCACTACTGCCTTATGCATGTTCGGATGCCGACGCCACGATTAGGCTAAAAAAGTGGCTGGATGGGTACAAAGTACGATAAGTAAAACTCATGTTACAACCACAAAGATTCAACTGTGTAATGGTGAAAATTTTGGAGTTGCAGGATTGCGAATTCACGTATAGCCAATTAGGGCTAAAAAGGCCACTTTTTGCGCCGCAACCGCATTATCTATTGATAGGTGGATATTAGTAGTTGACCCCCTTATAAGAAGTAAGATAGTATAGGGGTGATTAGAAGGGAGAATTTAGCTGGTGATTGATCCTAGGAAATGGAAGGCGGCAGGGACCCCAGGTACCCGGCTGGACGACTATGCGTGGGCAGTCAGGGGTTCGGCAGGAACAGTTAAGGGGACCGAGGGCCTAGAAACCCCCGGAGCCGACCTGGGGGACCCATATGAGCTGTCTAATGAGCTTGGGAGGGGGTTTCTTAGAGAGGTGCTCGATGCCTAGTCAGTCGGCCTACTGCCGTAAGGTATGTGAGGTTCCGGGGGAGAGTTCCGTGATCGTAGAACAAAACGAGCCCGGAAAACTGATCTGTGTGATGGACGACGAATACAATGGGGTGCCTATGATGTCCCCCCGGATGGCCGAAGTAGTCATCAAAGCCCTGCGCGCCTGCCAAAAGGCTAGACGCCTCAGAGACAAATCGATTGCTGCCCAAAAATCTACAAGGAGCCGCTTATGATCAGCTCAACCCCTCATGAGAGTAACCGGCTATGGCGGGTAGAATTCGACATGGTTCACAGCGAAGTATCCAAAACAGGGATCGTCTGCTACCTCTACCTGACTGAGCGTGGCATCAGGATCTACTACGCCCATCATGCGGGCTACAGCCGCCCCATGGCCAAGGGACCCTGGAGCAGTGACCCGGCAATCTTCCGGCAACCAATCAACCCTACCCTGCGATCAATCATCCATGCCAGCCTGTTCTCTATGCTTCTCTCCGATTCCCTGGAGAATAACGAAGGTGAGATCCTGGAGTGGCCAGGCCGGGAAAACGAACCAGTGGAGCTCATAGACCTTGGAATCTAAAAAGCCACTATCCAAAAACCCCGCCGCTGACCTCCTAGGCCGTATCCTCAGGATCAAACATCCCAAGACCATCGAGTCCTCCTACACCTACCAGGGTGAGGCTCTCATGAAGCTCAGGAAGATCTCCGGCCTGACTGTCCAGCAGATGGCCTTAAAGCTAGGTATCTCTGTCCCCCAATACGACAAGTCGGAAAGTGGACAGTACGGCGGAAACATGTCTATTGACCAGCTCTCCAAGGCCATGAAACTGGCCCTGCAATGCAATCTTCCACAGATGGCGGCATTCTTCCGGCTCCTCCATGCCAGCACTCGCGGCAAGCCCAAACGCGGCCCAAAGGCGAATGAAAGTGATTGGTGGAAAAACGTAGACATGAAGAGTAGAACCTAGGTCCAGAGCCTCAGTATGAGAATCCTGGACATCAAACCCAACGCCTCGATCATCGAATGGCTACTCCGCATTCGTTGCCCCCGGATCAAAGAGCCAGAGTACGCCTCCCAGCCCCAAATGATAGACGTGCTCACCCAAGCCTCTCGTCTGACCCGTGAGGAGATGGCCTACAGGATTGGGAATCTCGGTCCCCATGCTCGATAAGCTATCAACCGGGTCCCGCGTACTATCTGTGGAGACCCTCGAACTAGCCATGGAGTTAGCCAGGCAATGTGGCCTCCCCAAAATGTCCTCACATTTGCGTATCCTAAGAACAGAGGCGACTAAACGTCCCAAGCGAGGTCCTAAGCCCGACACTGCTAACCGGTGGTGGAAGGACATGGACATGAAGAGTAGGACCTAATCTGATGACCAAGATCAAATCCAAACCCGCTACCAATAAAGCTCCTCCCAAACCTCTAACCATGAGGGTCGGGGACGGAGAAATCCGTGTGTCCCCCGAGCTGTACGCCTACGACCAGATCATGTCGATCCTGGATGACGACAAACAACGCATGGCCGACCTAGCCAGGGACCAGGTCATTGCATTCGGTGACCGTATCAAAGCCTCTGGAGCTAAGACCCTCTCCGCTGGTGTCCTAGCAGCTCTCGGGATGGGTCCTCCTAAACGTCAGGGGGGCAGGGCTACCATCCTGGAGATTGAGGACCAGGACCAGGGTCCGTCAGAATTGCCCCCCAGGTAACGATTAGACGAGCGTAGTAAGGTTTTCAGGCCTCTGGGGGTGTCGTAGGATGGTGGG